ATAGGCAGACACATAAACTCCATTGTAAAACTTTTTTGAGTTTGGATCAAAATATCGATCTTCTTTAAATGAAACCATCTTTCCTACTGCTGATGGTTGGTGCATTTCACGAATGTTTCCTTTAAAATTTTTAAATGCCTTCATGCTTGCTTCTGCTGTAACAATATCATCTTGTTTATCAATATTGTCAAGAGATGCAAAGCCAGAAACTATACGTCTTTCAGCATCTACCTTGCCAATAGGCATTGACAGACGTAAGTTATCTTTGTCTGTGGTCCAGGAAGCCTTATTTATTAACATATCGTTATCCATTATACCAAATGTTTTAAGAGATTTCTCAATTACTGAGACGCTCTACCCTCTCCTTGTGGATTACGTCCATCAAGAGTTGCTGCCCCATCTGACTGACTGTTAGTTCTTTGTGCATCTCGTTCACGATTACCAGCAAGGTTTGCTCTAGCATCTGTTGCCTGTCTTGGAGTCATAACAAATGGAACATCTCCATCTTTTCTTTGTGGCAAATCAAGTGCTTCACGAGCCTCATTAGGAGTCATTACCTGAGTCTTAACATATCTTTCAATAATCTGAGATTGAGCAATTTCATCAGTTAAGGTTAGTTCGTTAAACTTAAGTTCAAGAACATCTGTCTTTTCTTTAATAATCTTATTGACAACCTTTTCAAGATGATGCTGTGCTGGTCTAGCAACCTGCTCTTTAAATGTACGATCTTGTGAGAGTGCTGCTGCCAAACCAGATTCTGATCCACCAAGTTTAGATATAGGAACTTGATGAGCAATTAGGATATCATCACGATTTTGCTTACGATACTCTTTAAATGATCCATCTTGAATACCGTTTTCAATAGGCTGCATATTGAACTCAACTTTATTTCCATCTGTATCTCCAGGAAGCGGAATGTATAGAGTTCTATGAGACTGAGATTTTAGTCCAGTCTGAAGGAATCTAAACATCTTGTCTTCTGCATCACCAGAAAGTTTTGCACCTTTGAGAGTAATAATATATCTTGGTACCGCTTTATTTTCAAAATAGTCAATGTTATATCTTGATGCTAATTGATCTCCAATTAGAGAAGGCATAGCAGAAACAATGTCTGGAATACCATAGTAAGTATTTAGTGGAGAATAAGACTTTATATGAATAATCTCATTTGGTCTTGAGTCTGCAGTTACTGGATTTTGATTATTTGCACCAAAGTTACGGAAATAAACAACGGCCTGACCAATGATCTGAAGGAATCCGTCGTTGAGTCTACGAACACGAACAGTAGTTGCTGGGATATGTCCAATATACCCAATCTCACCTTTTACAGTTCTACCAACTTCAATAAATCCATTTCCAGTTGCTTCAACATCTGTGTAAACCTTTTCCATGATTTTTGTAAAACTATCATCATCATTAAGGTTTTCTAGCCAATCACGTAACTCAATCTTGGCTCTTTCAATTCTATTTCTTGCTCTCTCAGTTGCTGATTCATCATCTGACATTTCTAATCTAAGAGCAGTTCTATCTGCAATATCAAAACGATATCCAAGTCCAACAATATTTTCTACTTTTGCATCAATAGCAGCATGGTTAGCAAATGAAGTATCATAAAAGTTTGCAAGTTCATACATGTTATATGGTGGCGTGATTACATCAAATAGACCATATCCATTTCTATATACAGTCCCAGGATTAAGAGCCTTTGATCCTGCATCATCTACTCCAGATGGAGTTGCATTTGCAGAATCTAAATATGCTGGAGTTGGTGTTATTGCCTTGCTGACCTGTCTTGCTACACGACGACGAAAGTTCTGATCTAGTCCAGAATACTCTTTTAGTTCATCCCAGTTTTTATTAAATGGGTCATTTGCTTTAAATTGATTTTCTTCTTGCTCCTGAGTGTTTAGGCTTGCTCTAACATACTGGAAGTTGTCATCATCAGTCACTTTCGTACGCATCCCTTCCATATGTATTCAATGTATTCTGTGCATCTGCAATTGCTCCCAAATCATTAACATTTGGAATCAAACCTTGCATCATTCTGTCTTTTTGCTCTGAATACTCTTCTTCAGATACTCTGGTTAATCCAGGAACAAAGTGTGCCGTACCCTCTCCATCATCGCCATTAAATACTGCAGCCCTCTTAAGTTCTGCAATCTTTGATATGTCACCTTTTTGAGAAGGAATGTTCAATACAGAACCAGTTCCGTCAGTAAACCACTTTCCATTTGACTTTTTGTATACGTATAGACCCCAGTCATAGTGTTTATCAATGACCTTACGTCTTACATTTTCAACTATTGGTTTACCAGTTTTTGGGTTTATTAAAGAATCCATAACCACAAGTATACCAGATTACACTGGTGTACCTACGGATATTGACCATGTTGTATCATTGTATATTTTCATCTTATCTGCATCAAAAATCATTCCTGATTCATCATCAATAATAATCTTATTAGTTCCAATATATGTTTTATATACATCTTGAGCGTTAACTCCATACAGGGCTGAGGCGGAAATAACAAGAACACCTTCCCAAGTATAGTTATTTAGCCAAAAAGACCAATCTCTGTCTGTAAGGCCTTCTTGCTTAACCTTAAGCCATGGTCTATTAATCTTAGACTGTAATTGTTGAAGGTTGTTTGCCTGATAATATGCAACATTATTAAATAATGCTGGGCTGTTTAGATTAATTGATCCTATGAATAGGTCAAAGTTTACTGCTTCTCCAAAGTTAACACCAAGGGCTGACCACTCTTTAATTGTTAACACTGGCTCTCTTACAAGTGTTCCATTAATATAGTATGATATTCCCTGAAAATCTGAATTATCTGATTTATTTTTAGCATAAACTCTTCCACGCTTACCTATTTCATCATTGGCAACAACAAAGAAAGAAATAGTGTCTGCCTTATGTCTTATTTCAAATAAAGGAATTGGTGTTGCGGTAAACGATTCTTGGTCATATCTTATCCAAGACTGCATTGCGCTTACTCTATAGTTTTCTGCAATAGATTGATTAATTGGTATAGAAATTCCACGGTCAAAGTTTGAATCAAAGTCTCCACGAACCTGTATTCCAGATGTTCTATTCATATACAAATATGGAGTACTTCCTTTATAAATACTAAATGGATTCTTTGACTTATAATCATAATATAGTCCAGAGCGCTTATATGGGAAAAGGTCTGTTCCAAAACGAGTTCCAATAGGATTAAAGGAGTTATCGTTTAGTGCCTGAGATGCAAGTTCAAGTTTTCTTAGCAAGACTGGCTTTGTTAGTATTCCACGAATATTAAAATCAAGATGATAAACAATTGCTAAACTATTAAAGTCAACATCTTTTCTTGGATAAATTATTGTGTTGTCAACAACCTCAAACTTTGTAGTTGACCAAGAAGAATATTCTGAAACATCAACTATAGCATTTTCTTTTGCAGGAACAGTTGTTGTAAAGTTATCTTGTGAAAGGTTTGCTCCATCAGCAATATACTGAAAAGTAACATAACTTCTAACTGCTGCACCTTCGGTATTATACTCGTAGTACTTTAACGCCTTTTCTTTAAGATCTTGATAGTTGTTCCAACCAGTAAGCAAAGAGTTATCTAGTTGCTGGTATGTTCTTTGTGTTGGCAAAGAATATGAACTAGCCAATTCTTCATATGTCCAAGAACCAACTGTTTCTGCCTCAAGCAGATTTGATGGTGAAGGATAACCAATATTAAACTGTAAAAAGTCTAAGTCATAAAAAGAATTTCCTGTATCGTTTTGAACAAACTTTGCAAAATAGGATAGTGGCATATAGTCTTCCCAATATCCTGAAACACCAATATCTAGGAACAAACTACCATAAGCATATGTTGGCAAAAGTGTATAACTTGCTGTATGTGATAATAATGATAATGCATTTTCAGATGACTCAATTCCACTGCCAGTATATGTATCAATAATTGCAATACCGCTATCATCAAAATAATTAGATATTGAACTTGAGTTTAACTCCGTTGAAAACCCAATAGAAAAAATATAACCTTTAAAAGTTTTAGATCCTGAGTTATCTCCACCAACGTAAAGACTTAAAGAATTTTGATTACCAAAAAATGTTGCAAGATTTCCACCAAAAGTGTTTACAAGTTTTTCAATATTAATACCAGCAGCAAAAAGTTCTTCAACTTCAAACTCATCTGTACGGTATATTTCTTGAGATGTTCCTGAGTAATATAAAGAATAAACAATTTCTAGTCCATCTACATTAATAGAGAAGTAGTTTCCTGTGCTTTGATTATATATTTTAAATAATATCTCTTCTGCTTCGTCTGTTCCACTACCCTGGTTATTTACTTGAAAAACTCCGTATATAGATGCAACTTGTGAATTTAATACATTAAAGTTTGGAAAGTTAATATATGCTCCATCATTATTCCAAGTTGAGTCTGGATTTAAAGATATAAAGTGAGCGTCTGTTCCTAAATACCCGCTAGTAAGATTTTGGTATAGGTTATCTGAGTCATCATAAAGATCTTGCAATGTTTTTGTTCCAGTGAATATTATTGGCAACTTATACTGAGGAGTTGTTAGGGCTGTTGCAGTTGTTGAAAGATTATCAAATGTTCCTTGTTGCCACTGTGCAAAATCTGGGTAGTTATAGTTTGCTGTGTAGTCTGCAAAAGAGTAATCTATGAATGCAGAAGTTCCACTATATGCAGAGTCAATACTTTCTGATGACCCCACTCCTTGACCATAAACATACCTTCTTTTTGCTACAACATTTGGGACTTGATAGGAGTATATCGCTACACAATCAATTTCTATTGGATTTACATTATTATAAGCATAAAAACCAATCCAATCTTCTCCAGTTAATGCTGGTAACGATATCTCTGATGTAACAAAATCTAATGATATTACCTGCTCTCCATTAATTAAAACTGTAGCGTTATCAGTAATTAACCTAATGTGAATTAGCATTGGTCTAAACCATTCACCCACAAAATGAGAACTAAACTTTCCGCCTATCAAAAGAGTTAAGAATCCACCTTCTACATAAAGTCCATCTTGACTTCCTATTGGTCCAAAGATTCTTTTAGGATCATTAGAGTCTGAGTTTATTCTTGCCCAGAATTCTACAGTGTAGTCGCTATGTCTTCCATTTTCATGCAAGAAGCCTTTGCCAGGAAAAATAAAAGATGGGTCTCCATCAATATTAGGAGATAACTTTGTAACATTTGATGCACCAAAAACTAAAGGAACTCCAGTGTTTTTTGCTACTAAGGAGTTATCATTAACAAGATAATAAGCAGTATCAGAAGATATACCATATGCTGGTGCGGGAACTACTTTACTGGTTGTTGTTAGTTCAATATCTGATGGAAATGTTTGTGAAGATACACCTAGAGAAACTACATTAAACTCTTCAGACCACTGACCTAAAGATATTCCATTAAAGTAAAACTCATAGTCATTTATGTTATCTCCACCAGTATTTGTAATGACCTTTATGACTATCTTGAAGTTTGTGCTTTCATTTGGAATTTCAAATGTTTCAGATATAAATGCCCATTGGTTTGATATTGATGTGTTAAATGTTTTTAGTTTTTGTATAACTTGTGAAGTTGTAGTATCTGTATATTCATATCCTATAGATACCGACTCTAGATAAACGCTTCCAGAATAAAAATGTGTTCCAATACAAAATGTTCCAAGTTCTAAATCTAGATCTTGAAAATTCATTATTTCTGGGCTTTTTAATATAGCCTCATTTGTAGCCCCCGCTGGTATGCTACAACTAACTTTTGTAGTATAACTATCTGGAAATGGCTCACCAGTTAGTCCAGTCCCTGCAGAAAGAGTACATCCTATTTTATCCCAAAGCGTGAGAATATTTCTTTGAGCCTCTGAGATAAGGCTAACATAATCAAGTCTATCGTCTAATGCCCAAAGAGCCATTGGGTGTTCACTAAAAACTTTTTCTGCGTATAAGTTTGATGGGCTAGACATTACTCTCCTATTTTACAATTATACCAGTTTCCGTACCCAATCCTATCATAATAGGTATAAACATACTCATTTATCTTGTACTGGCAAAGTCTTGGAATTGTCTCAATTTTTAGAACTTTAGACCTAAAGTTTTCCCATTCTTGATAAAAATTAATGGAATTATGGTATAAGAAAGTTCCATACAGTTGATCTCCTGTAAGTCTATAAGAGAAATCTGTAAAAATACCCTCTAAAGACCAAAACCAAATAACTTCATGGTTTGGTATATTTTTTGATATTTTAGACATATTGCTAATTCTATACTCTGATGACTCAAGTTCATAATGATCTAATAAAATACAGTCGTAGTGAGTGCTGCTAACTAAATTGCTTATATCTTCATTTTTAATAATCAAGTTTGTTGGAATTATATTATTTTTTAAAAATACATCAATCACATCTTTTGAAATTTCATAAACGGTAACTGTTTTTACACCTGGTTTATTCGCTACCCATAATGCAAAAATTCCAAAACCTAAACCACTTACTAGTACGTCTCCATAGGCTAAATCATAAGATGAGTACATCTGTTTAATTGATATATTATTATGTGAATTATATGTCATCCATAAAGAATTATCAGAATACAAAGCATACTGACTATTTCCATCAAAATCTATTCTTAATTTATTAAAAACTGTTGGAGAAATGTTAAAATTTGGCAATGTTTCACTATTATACATAAATCTTCCCCCTAGTATAATTTAATTTCACATGCATCAGTTGAGCAATACGCTTCACCTTCTGCTTCAAGATTTTCTACTCCATCATAAATTGCAGACCAATCAATCTTTCCAATTGTTCCAACGTATGAGTTATATTCTTCTCTTGTTATTTCTGTGTATGGCTGCTGTGGATATGTTTTATTTCCCATTGGTAGGAATGAAACTGCCTTTAGTTGTCCCTCGTACATATTTAGTGCTGGAGCCACAAATTGTTTTTCTGTTTCCTTGTCAAATGATAGGGTTACAGAAACACCATTGTCTGACCAGTACTTTTGAGCAGTTGCTGCTAAACCAATCTTTTCAAATAGGCTAACCTGCTTCTCAGCACGCTTATGTCCTGATGCGACTGGGAAATATACAACTGATGTGTTTGCAGATACTAGATCTGATTCAATTTTATACCCCGCTGCCTTAAACAAATGAAGCATTGGGTCTGTATTTCCAAAACGAATAGCACGAAGATAAAACTCTCCACCAGGTCCCCAGTGAACTCCAGGTGTTGCACCAGACAATAAGGATACAGATCCTGATGGTTTTACTGTTGTTACACGAACCGATTCACGAACACAAAGCCATTCTGAATATTTATGATCATAGTGACGAATCTTATTATACCCTTCATCCATCCACTCACGAGTTGTTGGCAAACCATGTTCATCAGCAAATGCTGCAATTCCAGTAAGAGATGTTCCGATACGGCGATTGCGCTGCATAATTCCATTTGTTTGTTGCCAGTGAGTTGGCATAAGGGTTACGGTCTTTCCATAAAGGTATGCAAACTTTAATGTCTTGAGGAAGTCCTCCTTAGACTCATGACGATTTAAGTGCACTTCTACAAGTGTACAAAGTTCATATGATTCTAATGGCTGCTCAGCACAAGGATTGAACCCCATAATACGAGTGTCCTTGTAATCAGGAGCATCTGCAAGCCGACCATAATTACGAGCAACATCAAGCCAAATAAATCCTGGCTCTCCATTATCTGCAATTAAATCTACATAATCTTCATACTTTGTTCCAACGGTTGCAGAGATAGAGTTATTTGACATCCATGCCCAACCTGGTTTTTCTGGATCGTATGAGTTTCTTTCTGGAAATACTTCTGGATTTTTAAGATTAATAAAACCATCATCTTCTGGTGTTCCAAGTGCAAGTGTAGCAGAACGACGAACATTTCCTGATACCACACATGTACCAATAAGATTAACAATATCTACAATTGCACGACTATCTAAGACCTCTCCAGACCTAGACCCAATTACATTACGAATACGTGTATGTAGGTCAATAAGTGGTGCTGGACCGCTTGCAACGCCTCCAAAGCCCTTAATAGGGGCTCCTAGAGGACGGATAAGGTCATAGTTGAACTCTTGAATAGGCTGATTCTGTCGTAAAAATGAATTAATCAAAAGACGAACTGACTCTACCCATCCTTCACGAGTATCAGGAATTTCATAAGTAGAAACTGGCTCTGTTGGTGCATAAATAGGCATTTGCTTGTCTTGTCCAAGGGTATCAAAACCAACTCCGATACCCAGCATAAGGGCATCCATTACCCAAGCAAATAAAGCGCCTGGATCATTACGATCAATATCTCTTGTTGAAACCATTGCACAATTTTGTAGTGATGCTGAGTTACGTTTCTCCATAGTCATAGGAGTTCCAAATGCCCAGAGGCCACGACCTGGTGGTGTCCACTTTAATTCAAACATTCTCTGGAATGCTTCTTGTGCTGACTTCTGAGCCTTATTGTCGTTCCATGGTAGACGATTATCTTTGGCATGATTTTTTTGTACTGAGTACATACCCTCAATTACACGACGACAAACTTCATGCCATCGTTCTTTTGTACCGTCTTCCTTAACACGAGAATATGTACGAATAAATGTAATCTCTCCTAATGAGTTAGACCCAGCATCTGAAAATCCAAATGGTGCTGGAACATTATTATATTTATTTACAAATTCTTCTGATAGACGAAACGAAAAAACTTCTGACATTTATTTACCTTTCTAAGCAAATTTAGATGAGTACTTTGAGTTTTCCAAAGT